ATTGTTGGCAGAGCCGATGAGCGAACAGCCCAGAGATCACTCGATAACTTCTGCTCATCTACAGGGTCCTCAAGTATCAAGAACGCAGTAGAATCAGATAAGACACTAGGTGGCAATGCCTTTGACACCAGAGTGACTGAAATGAGAAACTACACCCCCATCCAGCTAAACGAAGGCACTTACCTAGCAGCGGAGTTCGCTGTTGATGTGTTTGCCGACTAGGAGAAAATCAAACAATGCCAAAGTTCATCGCCACAGACTACAAGGTCACAATCAACGGCACAAACTTCAGTACCTCACTTGCATCGGTTGAATTGCCGATTGAAGTAGAAACTCAAGACACAACCGCTTTTGGTGCAACCTTCCGCACAGCAATCGCAGGATTGCAGACCGGGTCAATCACCCTAGAGTTCCACCAGGACTTTGGAGCAGCAGCCATTGACTCAGTGCTTTACCCACTGCTAGGCACAAACGCCACAGTGACAGTAAGCCCAACCTCAGCAACTGTATCTGCCACAAATCCGATATTCTCGGGACAATTTTTGGTGACCCAGTATTCCCCATTCAACTCAACCATCGGTGACCTCGCCACGCTATCTGTGACCTGGCCTCTAAATGGTGCATTGACAAGGGCAACAGCCTAAGACCATGCAGATCCCATTCATAGTTGAGTTTGTGGATGGTAATAAAGAAAAGGTTGTCACTGGCACCCCAGACTTTATTGCTTTCGAGGAGAGATACAACTTGGCCATAACGACTATCCAGTCGGACCCTCGCCTAACCTACCTGAGCTTCATTGTTTGGAACTCGCTTCGCAGGACCAAAAGGACTGAGAAGTCTTTTGAGGATTTTGTAGAAACTCTAGACACAATCTCAGGCGATGATGCAGACCCAAAAGTCTAAAGATCAAGGGGCTAGGAGCTACTAGCCAGCACTACCTGATCGCTTACTTAGCCTGTGAAACAGGGATTGCACCCTCGGCTCTACTACAAGAGTCCGAGCGTATGCTCTTTACGATGCAGATGTATCTAAAGGGCAAAGCAGAACAGATGAGGCAATAATGATAAAGAGTATGTCAGTCGAGGTGTACGGCATTAGGGAAACCCTTGCCGAGATCCGCGATGTTGATAAAGACCTATTCTTTGAGATTCGGGCCTTCATGAAGCGTGGCGGTGACACCCTTGGTCGCAGGATTCAGGGCAACATCCCGATGATGGCACCTATCCGAGGCTTTAGGCACTCAGGTAGAACCTCATGGAAACCTGCTACAACCAAGACAGTTGTAAGTGGCCGTAATGCCAGAGCTGGCATGGATAATGCAACACCGCTTCTCCAGGTGATTGTAAATGGTGCAGCAGTAAGCATCGCTGACATGGCAGGTCGCGGTGGGGGTAAGACTCGCTTGCAGACCACTCGAACCTACGACTGGAAAGGCACTACTCGTAGGCACACTGTCACTACTCAGGGTCAAGCAATGATAAAGGCTCTAGGCATGAGCCCATCACGCTACATCTACCCAGAGGCCGAGCAATCGGTTCCATTCATCCAAGGCTATGTCTTGCAGGGTGTCGAGCAATACCTTGACAAGCTTGACAGAAACCTAGAAGTGATTGGGAACCGATAATGGCCGGCATAAAAATCAACATCCTGAGCAACTTCAATGCTCAAGGATTCAGCAAGCTACAGAGAGAACTAAAGCGACTCGACACTCCTATCGAGAAGCTTGGGGCAGTCACTAGATCTCTAGCCCCTGCTGCACAAATTGGAATTGTAGCTTTAACAGCCCTTGGTGGAGCTGCCCTTAGAGCAGCAGAGGAAGCCCAAGTTGCAAACAACAGGCTCGACAGCGTTGCTAGATCTATGCAGTTATTTGGAGCCAATACTAAAAATGTGACTGACAGGCTAAAAGCTTTCGCGGATCAGACAATGAAAAAGATTGCTGTTGATGATGAGCTAATTCTTTCTACCCAGGCTCAACTTCTTAGCTTCAAGAACTTGGCTCTTACTGCTAATACTGCTGGTGGGGCTTTTGATAGAGCCACGATTGCGGCCTTTGACATGGCTGCTGTTTTTGGTGGAAGCGGTGAGGACAACGCAGTAAGACTCGGTAAGGCTTTGCAAGACCCAATTCGAGGTGTGTCAGCTTTGACTAAAGTGGGTGTGCAGTTTACTGATCAGCAAAAGGAGCAGATTAAGGTTCTTACTGAATCAGGCAACATCTTGGGGGCACAGGAGATTATCCTCAAAGAACTGGAAATGCAAGTTGGTGGTGCTGCCGAAGCCACAGCGACTGATGCAGCTAAAATGCGAATTGCCTTTGGAGAAATGTCAGAATCTATCGGCTTTGCTTTACTGCCAATACTGCAAGCTGTGACCCCAGTTATCGTTGCCTTTTTTGACATAGTAGCCCAAAACTCAGGATTGGTCGCTGTCCTTGCAGGTATCTTTGGAGCTCTAGCTGTTGCAATCCTAGCTGTGAACTTTGCCCTAAACGCCAACCCGATTGTCAAGGTAATCACCTTAGTTGCAGCTTTGGCTGCTGGTGCTGTTATCTTAATCAACTACCTAGTCGGCTTGGCTGGTGGCTGGGGCAAGTTGTTTGAGGGTATTCAGAAGGGCTTGGCTGAGGTAGGGAGCTTCTTTGGAACTGTCTTTGATGCAATCAGCAATTTAGTCGTTGGTGTTATCAACGGACTAGCCACAAGGTTTGAGAACTTTATCAACACAATCATCAGTGGGCTGAACGGCATTATTAGCCTTGCCAATGCTGCACTCGCAATAGTGTCAACAGTCACTGGTGGAGCAATAAAGATTCAGGTGCCAAAGGTGCCAACTGTCGCCATCCCAAGGGTTCCAGTAAAGGCACCAGCAAAGATACCTGCAAGGATTCCAGGACTTGCTCTCGGCGGTATTGTTATGCCACAGCCAGGTGGAGTGCTTGCCAACATTGCCGAGGCAGGACAACCAGAAGCTGTTATTCCTCTAAACAAGATGAACCAGTTTGCAAGCAACAAGCCACAGAATGTTTACAACATAAATGTCAATGGTGGTGTTGGCTCAGGCTCGACTATCGGTAGAGCAATCGTTGAGGCTATCAAGTCCTACGAGCGTACTTCTGGTGCTGTCTTTGTGGGAGCGTAATGCCAGCCCCAGCAGTCAAAGTTGAACTAGGTCTAAACCTCGGCAACAGAGATCCCAACGGATTCATGCTCAATAACGCTACTCGCGGACTTCTAGACAACACCAGCTTTACACTTGGCGGTGACAGATTCTTTGACATCTCTGACAGACTTATCGCAACAAGCACAGCCCGAGGCAAGAACCAGGCACTAGATCGTATTGACGCTGGAACCTCGAGCATTGTTGTTGACAACTCAGACCGACACTTTGACCCTTTGTATCCTGATGGTCCTTACTTCAGCCAGCTCATTCCTCGCCGAACTGTAAGGATTACCTGCAACGACTCACCAGTGTTTATCGGTGCCATAGATGACTTTGACATTGTTTATGCACCGAGCAACCGGTCACAAGTTCGCATAGATGTATCCGATGCCTTCTCGACTTTGACGAACTCGGGGCTTGACGAGTTCACCCCAACATCCGAGCTCTCAGGTGCTCGAGTGAACGCTGTGCTTGACAGACCCGAAGTTAACTGGCCGGCAGCAGACAGAGAGATTGACACTGGCAACTCGACAATGCTGGGAGCCCTAGTAGCTGAGGGAACCTCTGTGCTTGACTATCTGCAACTGGTAAGCAACTCAGAGTTTGGGGACTTGTTTATTGGCAAGGATGGCAAGATCGTATTCCGCGAACGAAACGCTGTACCCAACACGCCGAACCTAGTATTTACCGATGAGATTATCTCTAATGTTTACCAGGGCATCCAGTTTGCCAGCGTAAACAATGTCTATGGATCTGAGAACCTTTACAACCGCATCCTTATCACAAACGCTTCCAGCCCACCTCTTGAGGCTACTTCTGCCGATACTGACTCGCAGACTATCTATGGGCCTCGAAGCTTCTCACAGAGCAACCTGCTAGTCGCGAGCCAGTCTGAGTTGCAGTTCTTGGCTGATTNCTTGCTTGCCAGATTCAAGGAACCTCAGTACCGCTTTGAAGCTGTGACAGTAGTGATGGACACNCTGACCGAGGCCAACCAGGATTCAGTCCTAGATCTTGAGATTGGTGACATTGTGCAGGTTCGCTTCGAGCCCTCAGACATCCCACCGGCAATCGAGCAGTATGTCAGGATTATCGGAATCAGCCATGACTGGACCTCAGCCAGCAAGAACATCACCTTTGCCCTAGAACGCCTCGACTTCTCAATCTTTATCTTGGACAACGCTGTGCTGGGTGTCTTGGATGAGGACCGACTTGCCTACGAGTAGTAAACTAAAAACAACAACAAAGGAACCCTATGCCTAGAAAAACATTTACAGCAGGCGAAGTTTTGGCGGCTGCTGATGTCAATACCTTCCTCAGCAACGAGATAAATCTCACCAGCTCAACAGCCACTACCTATACAGTCCTAACCGCTGACCGCTACAAGACCTTGCTGTTTAGTGCAGGATCAGCAGTCACAGTGACCATCGGAACCGCCACAGCTTTCCAGGCTGGCGAGCGAGTGGACATCTTGCAGGATGGAGCAGGCACAGTCACAGTCACTAGGGATGGCACAGCTACTACAATCTCTGGGCGTGGAACGGCTGGAACTGCTTACACCATTGGTCAGCGTTTTGACGCTGTATCTGTTGTATGTGTTGCTGCTAACTCTTACAGAATCATAGGAAATGCGACTCCCGTATGACCCTCTCAGCGTTGGGTATTTTTAGTGCTGCTGGTGCTGATGGTGCATATGCAACTGGTGGAACCATAACTAAAGTGGGAGGTTTTTGGATTCACACCTTTACTGCTTCTGGAACATTCACACCAAAGAAAAGCCTGACTGTAGATTACCTAGTAGTTGCCGGTGGTGGCGGTGGAGGATTACAACATGGTGGCGGTGGAGGTGCAGGTGGATTGCGATCTACTGTTGGCACAACAGGTGGCGGTGGATCACTAGAAACAGCACTATCTTTGGTTGCAACTAATTACACAGTAACAATCGGTGCAGGTGGAAGTGGGTCTCCG